GGAAAGGATGTAGATGCAATAATGCCAGCGGATGTACGTAATATGATAGACAAAGTAAGGATAGTAAATCCACCGACACACGAGAAGTACCTTGAGGAAGATTATGCCGAAGGACTAATATTAGGAGCGGACAAGTAGTGTACTCTATTGTGTCTATAGTAGAGAGGCAAAAGCGAAACACCTTTCGTATTTGAGAGTCAGTAGGTTGATAGTATATAAGGAGAGTAATGTTGATTCTTCATAGCATTGTACATGTAGTACAGAAATTATTCTCAAATAGAAAAAAGGCTCCCGGCACCCTCCCCCATTCAAATCCCCCGTCGTGTATAGATTACGTCACACACGATTTCTTAAAAAATTTACAAGAGAGAAGAATATGAGAGATTATAAGAAGTTGATAAAAGCTGGGAATAAGGCACAGATGGAAAAGTTAGAAATGAGAGTAAGTAAGGGAGAATTTCCGAAAGATTTGTTAGACTTGTTATATTATTTAAGAGAAGAGGTATTGGAGCTTGAGGAGGAGGTAATAGGGAAGAGAATGGATTTTGAGGCTTACGCTAAAATAAGGTTAGAGGCAGCGGATGTAGCGAACTATGCACATATGATAATTGGGGTATGTGAGGAGGAAATTTGAACGAGAAATATTTGAATGATAACCAGTTACACATGAGAGCAAAGATTGATACAGATAAGAAAATATTGAGGTTATATCCGGATAAAAAAAAGTTATTGGATCAGGAAGCCAGGGTATATTTTGAAGGTATCACAATGGAACTCCTTAAAGTGAAAGAGAGGTATATAACGGAAGAAGAAGATGATGTTTATCTTTACAGGCAAGTAGATATGTATATATTTTCAAAAGAAGAATTGAGAAATTTTGTAGATCTTGAAATAGCTACGACTCTTCTTAGACTTGAAGATCAAGGAGACTTGTAAAATTTTAGCCGTGGGTTTCCCGGGGTAGCTGACATTGGAAACATCTGGCCCGGTATTTTTACGGCTGATGAGCTTTTGCGAAACACGAGAGTGTCCCGTGGAATCCTTCCTACTGGGGAATAACTGAGGATCTAGGGTACCCACTGTTTGAATTTTACAGGAGGTAATATGAAGCGAGTAGAATTTAATATAACTATACCTTATGTTAATTCCGAAGAATCTCTTGATGATTTTAAGGAACGTATGAATAAGGAGTTATTAGAATTTAAAGAAGGAACTCGTGTTTATTTTAGGCATATTATTTTTGAACAGGAGGAAAAGTGAATTATCTAATGAGAAAAAAGTTGACTTTATTATGAAATCATGGGATCGTTTAGACAGGAAGAGTAAAAGGCGTATAAAAACCAAACTAAGGAAGAAGGGGTATAATATATGAAGAGTTTAGGTAACACAGATCAGAATGGTGCGAGAAAGAATGTAAAGGATATTGTTATTTTCGGTGAAGATTTATTTAAGCTTCTTTCGAAAGCAAGTTCTAAAGAAGAAGGGTGGATGAAATCTACCAAAGCAATGGAAGTTCCTGGCGGATGTGTAGTCCAGGTGACAACTCAGCAGGGAGATAATGTTGCAGAAGCTGTATGTTTTGTTCCTGGTGTTAAGATTGAAGGTGATGTAAACCCTACAATTAATGTTGTAGAAATGACCTATGGTTATCAGATTGAGGTAAAAGTAAAGTGCAGCACTTGTGGAAAGCCTTACAAAGAGATCCAGGGTAAAGGTTCTATGGTAAGTGATATAGGTTCTGTAGTTAAAGTTCCAGTAGTTGAGAAAGTTGAACAGGTTACTTCTTCTAAGCCTACAATAGCAAAACCGGAAGAAGTAGGTGAACCTCTGAGTTTTGGGGAAAGAATGAAAATTGCCAAAGCTAAGAAAAAAGAGGAAATGAAGAAAGAGGAAATGAAGAAAGCTGAATAGTGACAAGACAAGAGACGAACGAGTATTACGATAAAACTATAAAGAAAGCTCAGAAACATGGAGACGAAGCATTAAGATTGGTCATGAGAGAGTTGTGCTTACACGACCGATTTTTTTTATTCACCAGAGTTCTTAAACGGAGAGATGGTGATAATGATTGGGTCTTTGCCCGGGCAAGGGAAGTTGAAGCTGATCCTGATTCAAGACTTGATTTATGGGCTCGTGAACATTATAAAAGTTCTCTTATTACCTTTGCAGGATCAATTCAGGAAATTTTAAAAGATCCTAACATAACAATAGGAATATTCAGTTTTAATAGGCCGATTGCTAAAGCGTTTTTAAAAATGATCATGAAAGAGTTAGAATCAAATGAAACTTTGAAATGGTTATTCCCGGAGATTCTTTGGAATAATCCGAAAAAGGATTCAAAGAAGTATGGTTTTTCATGGTCTGCAGATTCAGGAATAACTGTCAAAAGAGAGAGTAATCCTAATGAACAAACGGTAGAGGCTTGGGGTGTAATTGATGCACAACCAACTTCAAAGCACTTTGTTTTGAGAATTTACAATGATATTGTTACAGACAAAACTGTTTTAACTCAGGCAATGAGAGATAAGGCTACAGCAGGTTGGGCTTTATCTCAGAACCTTGGAAGGATAGGTGGGAGACAATGGTATGAGGGGACGATTTACCATCCGTATGATACCTATGATGTAATCAGGAAATCTGGGGAAGTAGAACCACGTATATATGCAGCAACCGAGGATGGGACAGCTACAGGCAAGCCAGTGTTTATGACAAAGGAAGCGTTGGCTTCTAAATATAAAATGATGGGTCCTTATATATTTGCAGCACAAATGTTGCTGGATCCTCTGCAGGAAGATAAACAGGGTTTTGATGAGAAGTGGATGAAATATTGGCCAGCACAAATCTTTAAAAATCTTAACATCGCCATATTTTGTGATCCAGCTTCAAAGAAAGGGAAGCTTAACGATTATACAGTATTTTTTGTTGTTGGTTATGGACCGGATAAGAATTATTATATTATAGAGTTTATCCGGGATAAGATGAATTTAACAGAAAGAGCGACAACATTGTTTAATCTGCATCAGAAATATTCACCTTTATTTGTAGGGTATGAGCAATCTGCAATGATGAATGATATGGAACACTTTCAATATGTTATGAGTGAACATAATTATAGGTTTCATATTACAGAACTCAGGGAATCAGGTAATAAGGTATCTCGTATACAAAGCTTGGTTCCACAATTTGAACAAGGACGGATGTTTTTTCCAGAAGAACTGTGGTATACTAATTGGGAGCACAAGCATGAAAATTTGATTAAGGTGTTTATAGAACAGGAATTTACGATATTCCCATTTATAGAACATGATGATATGTTGGATTGTCTGGCTAAGATTAATCACAAGGATGTGTTTATGCCGTTCCCAGATGGTGAGATAATCAAGTCTTATATAGAAAATGATAGCGATGTTTACGATGATGAAGAGGAGTTTGACGTATATGCCGGCTGAAAGATTACCAAAAATAACAGACAGAATAAAGTTAATTAAGGACTATCAGTGCAGATCTACACTAAAATCTACACTAAATTATTTGACAGATCTTGCTTTGAGGCATATTGTAGAATATATATTAGAATTAGAGGGGAAGTGATGGATACCTTTGCATCGAATATGGCTCCAGAAAATCAGAAAGTAATTAAAGATTCTGGTAAGATAAAATCAGATGGAAATAATAATAAAGATATAGTAGAGAAAGATTTAATATTTTTATCTGAATTTACAACAGCAGATGGAGATCTGTATACTTTTAAACAGATATTTGAAATGCCTGAGCAAGAGAAAAAGAATACATTAGATAGATTAAAAATACAAACAAAAGATGTCAATTCAACATATATGGATAAATGGAAAGAAGCAAAGCAGATTGATAATGAGAATAGGAGGAACCATGGAGAATGATATAGATTGGAGTTCGATACCAGGGCTAACATGGGACGTAATAAAAGAATTAGTTAAATTGCCAGCGAAAGCAGGGGCAAAAGCTTTAGAATATTTAGAGAAAGTTCCAAGAGCTGCGGCTAATGTAACAGCGAATTCAGTTAGAACTTATCGTGGTGATTTAGATACACAGACTGATAAGAATATATCAGTAGAGACTTTGGTTAGTGGAACATCTAAGCCAGAAAATAATACAGAAAAACCAGAGTTATTAAAAGATACTTTTGCATCAGAGAAAGGAGGTCCTCTTCCACAAAAAGAGGTGGAAACTTTTGCTGCTGGAAGTGATAAGCAAGTGAGTTCAGTAGAGAGTTCTTCTGTAGACAAGGAAGTCGAAGATCCAATATCTGATGAAGATTTTGTCTCTGCATTCACAAAAGAAGATGGTTCTTTTTTGAGTAAAGAAGATATAAATAAAATGTCAGATGAAGAAAAAGATAATTTATACACTAAAATAACGGGTTTCGAAACAAATAGAGATAAAACAGCTGTGCTTGTAAAAATGACAAGTACAGCAAGAGAAAAAGCACAAAATATAAAATGGAAAGAAGATATGGCCAAACGTAGAGAATTATATTATCCTTCAATGGAAAATAATCCTTTATTAGATTAGGGAGAATGATATGGCAGCTGATTTAAAAGGTTTAAATGCAAGACACGAGGCTTTGAAAGAGCAAAATATAAAACAACACGCAACCTGGGAATCAATTGCTAAATATACAAATCCCGGGTTATCATTACTATTTGCCAAAGATGATACGGAAGAAGAAGAATATGCGAAAGATGTGTTTGATACAACAGGTATAGAATCTGCAAATACAATGACAGATGGGATAATCGGTAATCTTATTTCTAAAAGCACGCCTTGGGTTGGGATGTATGCTCTTGATCCGGATGTTAATAAAAAGAAATCTATTCAGGAGTTTTTCCAAAAAGTAAATTGGGTAATATTATCATCACTTGCCAGGAGTAATTTTTATAATATAATTCCTTCTTATACAAAAATGGGAGTAACTATTGCGACTGCAACAATGTATGTGGAAGAGGATGAACGAACTGGTAACATTGTATTTAATTTGAGGCATCCGACAGAGGTGTATATTGATCAGGATTGGTTTGGGAATGTAGATACAGTCTATAGAACAATCAAAATAGGAGCAAGGGCAGTAGCAAAATATTTTATAAAAGAAAAAGCTGCATTGTCTAATAAAATTTTAAAGATGGCAGAGGAATCTCCATTTGAAAGGGTAGAAATAAATCATGCTGTGTTCCCAGCAAAAGATGAATGGTTTCAGTTTCCTGGTGTATCAGGGAAAGTTGCTTCAGTTTATTGGGAACCAGGTGGTAAAGATATTATAAGAGCTGGTGGATTTGATAGTTTTCCATTTGTAACTTGGAGATATAGAATTGAAGGTTTGGAAAAATATGGAAGGGGTCCAAGTCATGATGCTTTACCAGATATAAAAGGTTTGAATGTTATGGCAAAAACTCTTTTACAGGTTGCTCAGAAAGCAGCTAATCCTCCGTTAAACATTCCAGATGAGATGAAAAATAAGATTAGGAATAAACCTGGTGGTGCAAATTACTATACAGATCCTGGCAGAGTTGTCACTCCGTGGAATGTAGTAACAAATTATCCAGTTGGTGTAGATCAATGGGATCGTAAAAAGAAACAAGTAGAATCAGCTTATTATATTGATTATTGGAAGTTGCTTACTCAATTAACCCAGAGAATGACTGCAATGGAAGTGGCAGAAAGAAGAAGTGAGAAAGCTTCTCTTATTGCAACACCTATATCAAAATATGAATCAGAAGC